ATTTCAACAACCAGGTTCGGGCCATATTTATCGAGGGTCGGTGTGACAACCTGGACGCTTATGGCGACTGCGGGGACTACTCCTGGCGACAGCCCGTCGTCATGGGCGGCCCTCAAGCGGTCTATATTGAGGACTGCTATTTCAACAACACCATCGCCTATCCCGGCCAGACCATCGATTGCAATTCGGGCGGGAGATACGTTCTCCGGCATTGCACGATGAGGGGGTGGCAGGGAATTGAGACGCATAGCGGTTGCACGCCGGGATATAGGAACTCGCGGTGGGTCGAAATCTACGAGAACGACCTGGACGTGACCCCTCTTAGCCGGTGGCTCGGAATATGGTTCCGGGGATGCAACGGGATCGCTTTCAACAATGCCTTCACTGGAAACTGGACCATGCCCATCCAGTTCGACTTCGAGCACGCTTGCTCTCGCCCCGCCCCCTGCGCCGGAATGTGGCCTCTTCCCGACCCGTTAGCGGAATTTTGGCAATACCCGGTTCAAGACCAAATAGGGGCAGGCCAATCCTCCGGGGCTTGGGGTACACCCCAGGATCTTAACGAGGCCAAACTGTGGATTTGGGCCAACACTCTAAACGGAAACCCGACAACCCCGCAGTTCAACAGTTGTGATTTGTCGGCCAGTTTTATTCATCAGGACCGGGACTATTTCCTGAACGCGCCTCCGGGTTATGTGCCCTACACTTACCCGCACCCGCTGACGCTTCTCTAGGAGAATGACGATGCTTCAAGCGATGCTCGACAGACTCGACGAGTGGCGGGAACGGCTCAGGAAGGCGGACGCCTGGGACAGTGGCGATTGTACGCTCTACGAGATGATTCGGACGGCCATCATGGCCGCACATAGCAAAGGAGAATAACATGGCTGACAGATATTGTCGTTCAACTTCTACCGGAGCCGCAAACGGCACGACCTGGGCAGACGCCTACACGACCCTAGCCGCCGCGCTTGCTGGCGTGAGTGCTGGAGATACCGTGTGGGTCTCCCAGGCCCATGCCGAAACGCAAGGGTCTGCGATGACGCTGACCTGCCCGGGAACGGCGGCGGCCCCGTGCAAAGTGCTCTGCGTTCAGGATGGCGGCGGGAGTCCCGTGGAACCGCCGACGACATTGGCCTCTTCTGCGACAATCACCACGACCGGGGCCTTTGCAATAACGTGGAACGGGTGCGCTTATGTCTACGGCATAACCCTCCGGGCCGGGACGGGCGCGACCGCCGCGCACATGATTATCGGGACCGGGACGGGCATCTTTTCCAGCGTCTTCGACACCTGCCGCTTAGAATTGCTCACGACGGCGACATCGGCCCGTCTCTACCTCTCCCAAGCCACGAGGGAAGCGTACACGCTTCTGATAAACAGCGTCGTCAAACTCTCTCACGCCACGCAGAGAATCCATCCCAAGGGGCGCATGGTCTGGGTTGGCGGGTCACTCGACACGACGGTCGCTATCCCGACGCAACTGCTGAACTGCGAACCTGCGGGGGCTGGCGAGTTCACTATCGAGGGCGTTGACCTCAGCACTTTGAACACCGCGCTCGTCCTCGGCGGGGCCTCGGCCCCTGCGAAGTTTCTTTTCCGCAACTGTAAACTCCACGCGAGCGTTACGGCTATCGCGGCGACCGCCATCACCTCCGAGGGCGCGGAGAAGGTCATCCTCGACAACTGTGACTCCGGCGATACGAACTACAAGATTGACCACCGGAAATACGAGGGGTCAATCATCCAAGAAACGACCATCAAGCGCACGGGCGGGGCTAACGATGGAACGACTGGGTTCTGTTGGAAGATGGTATCGCTCGCAACGCCACAGTTATTCTGGCCGCTAGAATCGCCGCCCATCGCCATCTGGAACGAGGCGGTAGGAAGCGCGAAGACGCTCACCGTCGAAATCGTCCATGACAGTTTGACGGCCCTCCAGGACGACGAGATATGGGTAGAGGTGGAATACCTCGGCACGTCCAGTTTTCCGCTCTCTCTGCTCGGGTCCGACAGGATGACGAACATCCTATCGACTCCGGCGGACCAGGCCGTAAGCACCGTGGACTGGACGACGACCGGAATCACGAACGTCAACAAGCAGAAGCTCGTCGCCACATTCACGCCGCAGGAGAAGGGTCCGTTCATCGCCCGCGTCATGCTGGCGAAGGCATCCTACACGGTCTATGTCTGCCCGAAGGTGACGGTGGCCTAACATGAATCAGTACATGATTCCGGGGATCGGGGTTTTCAACGAGGAGGCGGCGAGGCAATACTCCATTCCCTCTTTTGGCCTCGTTCTTGACCCGACCGCAGCTGGGCCTGCGGTCATTGGTCCGGCCGGCGCGATCGCCACGGGGTTCGCGGCCGGGACGCCCATGATGCGCGGGACGATTCAATCGGAGGTCGTCTAAGTGGCGAATCTCTGCGGCGGGATCGAAAGCGGCGAGGCCTTCGGAACGCCGAAACTGCGGGCGAAGGTTCTCGCGGTCGGGGCCATCGCCTCGCTCGTCGCCTTCGGCACCCCGGCCCTGCGCGGAACGGTCCAGGGGATAGGCGGCATTGCGTCTGCGGAGGCCTTCGGCACTCCAAGCATCAGGAATTACCCGTCTCGCCTCTGCGGGGGCATCCGGTCGTCCGAGGCCTTCGGCAGCCCCCTGGTCAAGACGGGCAGGAAGCTCTGCGGAGGGATCCAGACGGCGGAAGCGTTCGGTGTCCCCGAGCTGGCCACGGCAGGACCCCGCATCTATGACGCCGGAGGGATCGCCAGTGCGCAGGCATTCGGCACCCCGAAGCTCAAGGGAACGATCAAGGCGGCTGGCGGGATCCCGAGCGGGGAGGGTTTTGGGATCCCCTGGGTTTATCGGATCGACTTCTGCGGGAATATCCCGAGCGCGGAGGCGTTCGGCACCCCGGCCCTTGTCGCATTAGCGGCATCGGAGATCCGCGACGCCGGGGGGATCGCCAGCGCGGAAGCGTTCGGGACGCCTCGCGTGGTCGGAGAGATCTCGACCAACGTCATCCCCACGGCCGAGGCGTTCGGAACTCCTCAGCTGAACGGGACGGTCAAAGGCGCCGGAGGCATCGCGTCCGCGCAGGCCTTCGGCACCCCGAAGATAAACGGAACCATCCAGGCCCCCCCGGGCGTCGCGTCGGCCGAGGCGTTCGGCACCCAGAATGTCAACCCGGTCATCGCAACGGCCATCGTCGGGACCGGGCGGATCGCGTCCGAGGAGGTCTTCGGGACGCCCTCGCTCGTCCAGCATCTGACGAGCATAAGCGGGATCTCCTCGGCAGAGGCTTTCGGGAATCCGGCTTTGATGGGAATTATCAAGCCCTCGTCAATTCCCTCGGCCGAGGCGTTCCCTTCGCCCGTCGTTTACAATCCTAGAGGGATACAGCCAGGCGCGATCGCAAGTCAGGAAGCGTTTGGCCTGGCGACTCTTACCGCGACGATTTCCAACGTCCATCCGGCCCTAGGCTTTCGTCACCGGAATCGATACGCCGGGCCGAAAAATAAATATAGCGGCATCAAGGAAAAATTCTTTTAGGAGGGCGCCATGATCGGGTACTTCTCAACCCTGGCCGAAGCCGCGACATATTTTTCGACAGAACGACTTGAAACATCCGCCTGGGACGCGCTCACCACGACCTCCACGAAGGACGAAAAGACCGCCTGTCTCACACAGGCGTTCAACAGGATCTACTATTCGCAGGAATTCATCCTCCCCAAACCCGCCGATGCCACGGCCGACGAACTCGTGACCCTCAAAAAGGCTCAGGCCGAGATGGCTTACTACCTGGCCGAGCATCTGGCGGACGAGGATACGCGAAAGGGCCTGCAGGCCCAGGGCGTACAGGCCGCCGGCGCCGTGAAGGAGACCTATGAAACCGGGAGCGGCGACAAAACGCCCATCCCGCCGGCTGTCCGGGATCTCTTGACCGGCTGGTGGTCCGGGACGGACGTGCCCTTCCATGCCGTCGATATCGACCGGGACGAGGACTATTCCGTCGATGAGGACGTGACGGACCTGCAGTGAAAAACGCATGGACGTCAATGCCGAGGCGAGGAGGCTCAAGGTGATCTACCAGGCGGCGGCTAACACGCTCGCGGACGTCCTCCGCGCCGCGGACCCGGCCTCGTTCGACGGTTCCGCAGCCGTCCGGATCCGGGACCGGGTGACGATGCTTATAGCCTCACTCGACAGGTCCGCCCGGGCCTGGGCGAAGAAGGCCCTGGCCGCGGCCTATCGGGCCGAGCAGATGGTGACGCGAAACCGCCTCCTCATCCTGGGGAAGAAGAAAACCGCGCGCCTCCCTGCGGGCCGTCACGAGCGGACGGAGAAGGAACTCATCAGGCAGACCCTCGAGGACCTCTACAAGGCCAACGCCACATTCTCCGACGTCGCGGAACAGTATCTCGGCATGCTGGCGGAGGCTAACCGGGGGATCCAGAAAGTCCAGGCCTTCACGGGCGCAGAGGAGGCGGAGATCGCAGAGATGGCCGCCAGGGCGGCCCGCCAAGGGGTCGCGCGTCAGACGTTGAAGAACCAGATCCGGGATTTCCTCGCCGAGAAGCTCAAGGGTGAAGCCTTTATCCGCATCAACGGCCGGAATTACAACGCCGGGAAGTACGCCGAGCTCGTCGCCCGGGTCCGGCTCCGGGAGGCGGCGACCGAAGCGACGCTCAATTCGGCCAAGGAATACGACCACGACCTGGTCGAGATCCCGGCCAAGGGCGGATCCTGCGACATATGCCAGGAGATCGAGGGCAAGATCTACAGCATCAGTGGGGCGGATCCCGAATATCCGCCCCTCACCGATGAGAACCGGCCGCCGATCCATCCCCGCTGCCGCCATTATGTGCGCGTCGTTTCCAGGTCCACGCTCAAATTCAGGGAGGCATTGTGATCGGCGCCTACTTGAAGGACGTCATCACCGTCGTCCGCCACGGCGCGCGGGACCAGTACGGGACCGAGGGGGCGACGACCGATGAACTCATGCGCGGCTATATCGAATGGAAGACGCGGCTCGTCCTGAACATCAAGGGCGAAGAGGTCCTGAGCTCGGCCGGCGTCCTCATGCGTTACGACCCGACGCTCACGCACGAGGACAAGATCACGATCGGCGGCGTCGAGCATCTGATCCTCGCGATCGAGCTCGTGAGGGATTTCTCGGTCAGGGGCATGAAGGTCTACATCTAATGAAGGATACAGGGTTCTACCTCGAGACGACGGACTTCGAAAAGAAGTTCGAGGAACTCATCCGCTCCGTGGGCGAGAGGGTGGCGGCCGAGGGCCTCTTCTCCGCCGGCCAGGCGCTCATGACCGCGGCCGACGACGAGATCCCGCAGACGCCATACAAGACGGGCGACCTCCGGGCCTCCCGCCTCGTCAAGGATCCCGAGATCTCCGCCGACCGCGTCTCCGTCGATTGCGGCTACAACTCGATCTACGCGGCCTATCAGCACGAGGGCGAGAGGAAAGACCACAGCCACAAGGTCAAGAATTACACGAGGACCCAGGTGCCCGGCCCGGGCCCGAAGTTCCTCGAGAAGAAGATGGCCGGGAACGCCAAGCGGTTCATGGCGATCGTCGCCGATTATATCCGCGAAAAGCTCGGAGGATCGCCGCGATGATCAAAGAGATCTTCCGGGCGATCGCCACGCGGACGGGATTCGTCCCTGGCACGACTCTCCACTTCGGCCGCCGGCCCCAGGACGCGCCGGACCGATGCCTCCTCGTCGCTTTCAACGGCGGCGGGGCCACGGTGTTCGATCTTCCAGACCGCATGGACGTACTCGTTCAGATCCTGGCCAGGGCCAAAGACTATCACGACGCCTATGCCGATTCCATGACGGCGTTCGACGCCCTCCACGGCGTTGCGGCGATCGCTCTCCCCGTCCTCGTATCCGGGGAGGCCTGGGAGGCGCAGGCGATCGAGGCGGTGAACCCGCCTCAATATATCGGGCCCGACGATAAGGGCCGAGCAGAATGGAGTACGAATTATATCTGGCGCATCAAGGACGCCTCTCTATGAGAGAGCATAAATCTAACTTTAAAAAATGCGGGCCGGTTGATCCGGATCCGCGCAGGAGGTTCTCATGAGTTACCCGTTCGGAGATTTAGGACCGGCCACGGTAATCTGGGACGTCGGCGGCACGCCCGTCGACCTGGGCCCAGTCCTCGGCTCCGTGCAGTTCACGGACGAGCCGAAGTACAAGGAGATCAGGGAGGAGGGCTACGGCGAGACGCCCGTCGACGCCGTATTCGTCGGCCGCGCCTGCCAGCTCATCGTCCCCATGACCCGCTCGCAACTTGCGCAACTCGGTGCGGTCATCCCATCCGCCACGCTCGTCAGCACGGTCCTGACGGTCAAGGCCTCGGTGGGGACGCAGATGCTTGCCAACGCCAAGAAGGTCACCATCAAGCGGCTGATCGACGGGGTCGCCTCGGCGCTCCCGGCCGAATGGCTGACGATCTTTAAGGCCCACCCCGTCACAAAGTCCGATTGGAAGTTCGACTCCGCGAACCAGCGCGTCCAAGAGGTCACGTTCCTCGTCTTCCCGCGGACCGACTCCGGGCACGTCGGCGAGATGTGGGCCATCGGCGAATAAGGGCGGTGACTTCATGACGCAACCATTTGTATCGGTCTACGAACCGGCCGAGGTCGAAATCGAGGGCACGCGTTACAAGCTCCGGAGGCGCACCCGCTCGGTGATGCGGCAATTGAGCCAGATCGAGGCGAAGCTCAAAGTTACCACGGCGAATGAGGAGAGGGTCGAGCTCGGCTATGAGCAAGCCGGCTTACTTGTCGACGCGCCCCAGGACGTCATCGATGCCCTAGACATGCGGCAGATCAACGAGATCACCCGGTGGGTCATATCCGTCGCGGCGGGCAAGGACGAGTCCGGCGAGGGAGAGGAAAAAAACGCGACGAGGCCTGGGGACGAGGCTCCGGCCGAATAGCCAGGGCGTTTCCGGGCCTTTTCACTCTCGCCGACCTGGCCGAGATGGACCGGCGGGACTTCGATTTCTGGCTTCGAGAGGCCGAGCGGGCCAAGGTGCTGGAGGAGATGGCCATGATGTCATCGATGAGACTCGCGATGTGGGGGGATGGCGCTGCCTATGCAAAGGCCTTCTCTTCGCTCGAGCGCGTATTGGCCGAGATCGAGGGGACAAAGTTGGCCAAGGTCGAAGACAACTGGGCCGGGCTCAAAGCTATAGGGAGACGCTGACATGGGATTCGGAGGCTTTGACGTCGGCTCGATCGTCGGGCATCTCGTCCTCGATAAGGAGCAATGGCGCCAGGCCGTCACGAGTGTTCAGGGGGACCTGAAGGACCTCAAGAAATCGATCAAGTTGAAGTCCGACGAGATCCAGGCCGCGGGGAGGATCCTCGCGACGTTCGGGGCCTCGGTGACGGCGAGTTTCGGCCTCCTGCTCAAAAGTTCCGCCGATGCCGGCGACCAGATCAACGAACTTTCGAAAAGCACCGGGATCTCGACGGAACTCCTGAGCGGCTACAAACTCGCCGCCGACAAGAGCGGGACGTCGATCGAGGGCTTCGCAGTCGGCATGAAGACCCTCGCGAACGGGATGCAGGCGGCCATCACCCAGGGCGGGGCCTCCAAGCGGATGTTCAATAGCCTGGGCGTAAGCTTCAAGGACAACGAGGGGAAACTCCGCCCGCTCGATCAGGTCATGCTCGACGTCGCCGACCGCTTCAAGGCAATGCCTGGCGGCGCCGAGAAGAGCGCGCTGGCCGTGGACCTCTTCGGTCGCTCCGGACAGCAACTCATCCCCATGCTGAACCTCGGGCGTCAGGGCCTCGAGGCGCAATACGCGGCTGCCGAGAGACTCGGCCTCGTCTTTTCGAAGGAAGCGGCCCAGGGGGCGGACGATTTCAACGATTCGCTCGTCGATCTGCAGGGCGCCGTCAAGGGGGTAGGCAACGAACTCGCAAAGTCCCTCCTGCCGGCGCTCAAGCCGCTGATAGACAGGACAACGAATACGATCAGCCTCTTGCGGGAATTCGTCAAAGAGAACCCCGCGGTCGCGGCCTCCTTGGCCGAGACGGCGATCGGCGTGGGCGTTGTCGCGGGCGCGCTCGGCACCGCCTGCATGTTTCTCCCGACCTTCCTTAAGGGCTGGACCGTCCTCTTTCCCTTCCTCGTTGCGGCAGCGCCAGTCATCGTTACGATCGGGACCGCCTTCGCCGCCTATAAATTCGGGGAGTGGATCGGCGGCGTCACGGGATTGAACGCGACGTACCAGGCCTTGTTCGACAGCCTCTTCCGGGGCCTCGGTATCATCAAAGAGGTCAATATCGAGTTCGGGGCCGGCCACGCCGCTTCCTATGCTATCCAGACCGAAGCCATAGGCCGAGCCACAGAGCTCTCCGGAAAGAAGGTCT